AAAACCTGCTTTGACTTCTCCGTGAGCTGGTTCGCATAGATGGAAAGAGCGGTGATGTCGCCGTGCTTCACGAGTGTCAGGGCGTTCTTCGCCTGATCGGTCTCGTTGAAGAAACCTCGAGCGTAAACGCCGTCCTCACGGTGCTCCAGCGTTGCGTAACCGAGTACGTTGCTGGGCTCGTTGTGATTGTGCTGCCAGACCAGGGGAACACGCGTCTTGTCCTGATGCTTGAAGGCATCCGGCATGATCGTCCGGCCGTCGGTGCACTTGAGACCAGCTTTGGTGGCATAGCCGCTGAAGTCGGGCTTAGCCTCTACTCCCATTTTGACTTCCTTCCTTCAGTCTTGAATCTAGAGCAGGAACAAGATCTGACGATCCGTTGCCATTACCATTAGTTTGGAGTGCAGCTTCAGGATTACGTTGTGGCATGTTGCTGTTAACCAACTTATCGGCTTTCGGATCCTTATGAGGAGCCAAGCCAACCACTTGTCTGATCTCATTCGAAGTCATGATCTCATTACGAGTAAACTTGTCGGCAATTTCGGCAATGTTCTCGATCGGAACCAGCCGGAACGGATCCCGGAAGAACACCACATCTTGTTTTTGAGTTCTGGCCGTTTTGGTCAAGAAGGTACGTCTCATACCTTCCACGACAGCGGTCAGAACCGGCTCGATAGTGCGATTCCAGTAGTTCAGCATCGCCTTCTCGTCGGCCGTGCCGTTCATGACCTCTTCGGTTAGACCAAGTTGGCCGTACAGCATTGCCGTCAAGTACTCGACCTGGGCCATCAGATTGTTTTCGGCTGGACGATTCAGCTGAGTGATCTTCTCTGTCCCGTCCGTATAGGCAATTCCATACTGGCTTCCCTTTAGTTGGAACTCGATGTCGGCTCGACGTTGCTCTGCCTGCTGCCTACGAGCTTCAGATTTGATGACATATGGGAGCTGAATGATGAGATCGAGCTTCCCAGAAGCCGATTGCTCATCGATAGAGTCCAGAAGATTAAGCTTGTGGAGAAGGCGCTGCAACGTCGAATTCGGCTCATTCATCACCGAATACAACGGGTTTTCGATGATTGCTACGGCAGATTTGTGAATTGTTACCTCTTCACGTTCACCCGTAGACTCGTTATACACGCTTACGCGTACGTGTTTTGGATACCAAGTTACGACTTCACCCACACGTAGCGTCAAGATGTCGTATCCGCCAGATTCTTCAGGATTAATTGACGTATCGACTGCAACGAGAGCTGCAACGCCTCTATCGAATAGAGTCATAGCGATGTCCTGTCTAAAGGCGCGAGCTGCTTGATCGATATTGGCCTCCACTGTCAAACAGGTATTAAGGCCACTGTCGATATCTTCGAGATACCGCTTTTGATCGTCTTGTCGTACGTGGCGCATATCGACTGACGCAACGTCGATGCTAAGACGTGTGTAAATCGAGGAAATTATCGAGCGTTCGTTGGGAATTCGAAGCCGTGAACGATCTGGTCTCCGTCCCGAAGCCCCACCGTAATACTCGGTGTAAGGACGAATCCTATCCCGTTGAACTTGATTCGTAAACACGTTCCAAGCGTGTTTCAACGTCGCACCAACTCGTGACATATCTCACCTCCCTTCGTGTTCACTATTCGAACGCCTCCTTATTCAACTTGTAGGCAATCCAAGCGTCCATGAGAGCAGCGACGTTATCAATCTTTTCGTCTTGACGTTTCTTGAGAAGTTTCCGATTGCCGTTCGTATCTTCGAGCGTAATTGCGTTGCTCATTGCGAACGACATCAACGATTGATCGAAAATTAGTAGTCGCTCTCCCGCCATGATTTTGATCTCACCTAGAGGTACAGATTCTGTCTTTGCGCCCTGAAGAACTTTCTCGATGCCGAAAGGACCGTTCTCTGCTTCCCAGCGAGTGACGAATTCCTTGGCGTTGTACGGGTCATAACCCAAAGCACGGACGTCGTACTGCGACGTGATGATGAAAGCATCTAGATCCTCGTACACTTCCATCATGTCGAGGATGTTTCCTGGCATGACATGAAGACTACCTTCGTTGATGAACTCATCGTACTTCTGACGCATAGCAGCTGGAAGTTTCATCAACGTAAGTTCAGTAATGTAGCTTCGAGTCTTCACTCCATAGCGCTCACGTCCCAATGGGAACAGGAACGTAAACGCGCAGAAGTCGTCACCCTGCGAGAGGTCTGCCCCAACAGCGCAGGGCATCTGCCAGAACTCCCGTTGACGATGCGGAAGCGTCTCTTCGTATGTGAAGAAGTACGTGTAGCCCTCCATCGGAATTCCGAAACGCTTAGCAAGAATATCGTTACGTGACGCCGGAGCTTTCTCAGCTCGTTCGACATCTAGCTGATACGTCTCGTACGAGACCGTCAATCCGAGGTTCGGGTTGGCCTTGACCCACATCGCAGGATCGGCCACTTCTTCGATTTCGTCAAGTTTATAGTGCCAGATCGAAACATGAGGAGCGTAGTACTCTCCTTTAAGAATATCGGCGAGCTCCATCTTAATCGTATCACCAGAGCCTGCGCGAACAGTTCCCTCAGAGCTAATAGCTACAATCAAGTAGTCCTCAAGTTTCGATGCCCCCTGCTCGACAGCTCCGACGACATCTTCTCTCAGATCACCAGACAACCACTCGTCAATTGTAGAGATCTTAGGACGCAATCCCTGCAACTTGTTAATAGCCATCGGACGAACTTCGAGTAGAGAGCCGGTTAAGAAGTTCTCGATCCCCTTCTTTGTTGCAGCCAACTTCACTCGATTAGCTCTAGACCCAGTCGTGTTCTGAAGAGATCCTTCGGTAAGGAATCTGAAAAGTGGTCCTCGAGATCTGGTGATCGCCGTTCGGAAAGGAGACATCACTTCCTCAGCTTGTTTCATCGTCGGAGCTGTCGTAACTTGATGAGTAGTTGACGTATCCACATTCAGAAAATAACTTTGAATGATGGAAGCGTACATCGATTTAGCTGCACCACGAGCAACGATCAGATACTGTTTGAGAACAAGACGTTTTTTGATTAGTCGTTTTTCGTAGTGACCGCCGTGATTCTCCTTTGAGGGCACATAAATACTACGTTCGACGAAATAGTACCATCCGAAGATTTGTTCCGCCCATAGTTTGAACGACTCGAGTAGGTACAGATCCGAACCATCAGTAAGAGTTAACTCTCCTTCACAGTATCGGATAAAACCTTCAACAGCTTCGTCGTCGTAATAAATGTTTGGGTTAGCTATGAGCGAATCGATCCGATTCATCTCCATTGAGATTTCGCGATTGATTACGATTGCCCCTTGGAGAACTGCCTCGCGAAACCGACCGTAGTACGTCGGAACCGCAGTATTAGACAGGCTCAACTAACCCTCCTCTCTAGGCTACTGCAGCTGCGGCACCGACCTTGGCCAGACGAGAGACAACATGCTTCTTGACTTGATGAGTTGCGACGCTATCGGCAACTTGATGAGCCGAGTTCTTCCCGCTTTGACCGAGAAGATTGGCGACGAACTTCGCTCCGGATGTCTTGTCGTTGTAGTTCAGCCGTTTGATGTTCTGCTCGAGTTGAAGACGTTTGGCGTAATCCTGCAACTCCTTGTCCGAGAGCGACTTAAGTCCGCTGGCCTTTCCCTTCTGTCCTAGCGTGCGCGCGCGTACGGCATCCGAGTGCGCAGGAAAGCCCTTCCCTCCCGATGTCTTGAGCTTCTTTCGTCTGTCGCTGATGACGACTTCGGTCGGGCCGACTGTTGCTTTGCGTCGGACACCCCATCGCATGCCCTTGACGCCGTGATGCTCGAGAATATCGTCGACTACCGACATCTCGCCTCCTAGCTCGACTTCGACTTCGACTTCGGCTTAGGCTTGGGCTTCAGCTTTGACTGCTCTTCGGACTGCTCTTCGGACTGCTCTTTCGCGGGAATATCTCCCAGCCGAATTTGCCGAGCTTTCCTAGCTTGTGAGAGCTCTTCATCCTTGCGTTTCCGTTCCTCCAGTGAAGTTTCCCGGCTAGTTTGTTCCATTGTCCACCCACCTTCTCATCGGTGACACCAGTGCAGGATCGATCGTGTACAGATCGCTTGTGTCGAGCGGCGGATCTGGATCGACCCATGCGGTTTCTTCTCGATGCGAATTCAAACGCCACTCGAGTTCCTTGATCTGCTCGTTGAACGCTGAGATTGCATACGACGTAGTTGGGGGATCGAACACTTGTCGAACACGAAGATAGATATAGGTTTTCACAGAATTGAGCTGAATGTCAGGAGCGTCTCCGAAGAAATCAGCCCACTGTGCAGTTTCGTCCTCGATCATGAATCCTTCGACCGGTCCAACACCCAACTGGGCGAGAGTAGAGAATGCAGAGTTGATATGCGTAAGGATGTCGAGATCGAATACGACGTAATCGGAGGAAATACCGAGGATCTTCTTGGTACTAAGAAGAATACTTTGTTCCATCTTCTACCACACCCTCTTTTCGTTTACGATGAAGCTCAGAAACTACTCGTCGTCCGGAGGCGGTGCCTTCGGGATCTCGCCGCCGTCGTACTTCTCGCCGTCCTCCTGCTCGTCGGGAGTCTCCTGCGGCTCTTCCGTCGGAGGAGTCGTGTCGGGCATCGGCGTTGTGGACTCGTTAGGCGTCTCGTTCATGTCTTCTCCTTTATTCTGACACTCTCACAAAGAGAGTTGCTTGATGTTTGCGGTTTCTACTACGCTGCATAACCTGACCACCGTTGGAATTGTTACTTGTCGATGTATTTCCTTCGATCGCCTGAAAATCACCAGATTGCTTTGGCGACGTAAGGACGAGACCAACATGATCGTACTCACCATCTCGTCGCCAGTCATAACAAACCAGATCTCCTGGTCTTGGAGAACTCGTCAACGACAAGCCGAATCGTCCAACTCGAGCATCGTTGACGATGAAAGGTACGTACGAATATCGAGAACCTCTACGGAACGAAGGTGTTGGTTTTCCGCTATGTTGATCACACCAGGTGACGAAAATCGCACACCATGGAACTCCATTCATTCCGTACCAGTCACCGTAGGGCGTTCTATTTGATCCATATGGATGTTCTTTCTTTCCGATCTCAGCTTTGGCCTTGTTCAAACGAGCTTGTGCCGAACTTGTAGGACGATCGACTGGTTCTGAGCCACCAAATCGATCAAACGCGGCATTGATGAGCTCCACCGATCGAGCATCCATAGCATGCTGACCCGCATTAGGAAGACCTTGGGGAACAATGATCGAACGAAGAAGATTGAACGTCTTCTCTCCAATAAACCCCGTAGGAGAATCCATTTTTTGTTGTCTTTGAACGCCCTCTACCCCAGTATCGACAACGTTTGGACTTTTTCCATGAGAGAAACCGTTACTGAACACTTGATCGAAAGGTTGCCACTCCCAACGACCGGCACGGCTGATCGTTCGCTTGTAAGCCTCGATATCCGAACCATCCACGGATGGTACGTGCGATGGAGCTGAGTCTGGAGGATACAACGGCCTAGGAAATCCTTTGACCGCGACCATCCGACCACCCACATACGGTTTTTCCCACCATTCAGACATCATTCTTCTTTCTCGACTCCATCTCTCTAGGATTCGTGTAGGTCGTCGGTGAGATTGGTGGTGTCGATGCTTCCTTTATCGCTTTGGCGTCATCGTAACGCTGTTTGGCGTATACCGATCCTCCGGTAATGAAAGCGACAAGAAAAGCGCCTAGATATTCTGCCCATTGATCGGGATTGAGCACATCGAAGATACCGATCGCAAGTAGACTACCAAAGAACGCAACCACACCGGCCCAAAGCGCTACTTCGTGTTTTCCGTTCACTAATGGACCTCTTTTCCATTACCAAAGAGTTGTATCGCCCGGTCTCCTTTCTACAGGACCTCGAGGGAGTAGAGTTTCGTCGCCGTAGTGAATGGCGTTATGAGTGTTAAACGAGGTCGTGATCAGAAAATTTGGATCGATAATCCACTCTTCACCTTGTTTCAAATCTTCTGGAGACATCGGGTTCATGTGGTGCACGAGCAACCCAGCATGTATCTCGAACCCGGGAACTCCAAGATCGCACCCGTTATCACGCGTTATTACGTGATTCCTGACAGATCGCCATTCAGCAGATCTGTAAAAGCGTTGGTTCATCCATCGATCGAATCCGAAAGTCTCCATGCCTACTTCGCCCCGGAGCTGGAGGTAATGATACCTCTCTTCGAACGTTTCCAATCGACTAAGCTCGATATACGATCTATTCTTCGACATCGAGCTCAGGAGGCGGCAGTTGTCCCGAATACGAACGCATAGCGTCGAGAGCTTCTTTGTACAGCTCTTCCACACGCTTCTGAGATTCGACAGCCTCGATTTTCACGCGCGTCAATTCATTCTCGTGTTCGAGTCGTTGTTGCTCGAGCCGTTCACGAGTTGAACCGAGCTTTAGGAAGTGCGTGATGACTTGTGACGAAGCTGAACCACTCTGAATCTGTCGTTCGGCGAGATCGATAGCCGCGGAGACCAGCTGATTTTCACGACCCTCAGGAGTAGTCGCGGGTTTATGACGAGTATGCTGGGGTTCCGATCGCCTTCGCCTTGCCGGCACTGGAGATCCTCTCTACTTTGTTTGCAGAAAATATCCCTCCGGAGCTATTTTTGGG